GCGGCCCAGGTCGTCGCGGGCGAGGCCCGCAGGCGGGCTCCCGTGGACGTCGGCCTTCTCAAGTCGAGCATCAACTACCAGATCCGCAAGGGCGAGGATACGGTCGTCGCGTCCATCGGGACGAACGTCGCGAAGAACGGTCGACCCTACGGGGCCTATATGGAGTTCGGGACGGGCCTCGTACACGATCACCCGACGTGGCCACGGGCGCGTCACGTCGTCCCCCCTGCCGCGTTAATGGGATGGGCCGAGCGGAAGGGTCGCGGGGGGACCTTCCACGATGCCGAGATCATCGCGGATGCCATCACCCGTCGAGGCGGTCTCAAGCCCCGGCGGTATCTTCGCGGTTCGCTCGAGGCGTACATCCCGGTCTTCCGTGGTCAACTGGACAGGATCGCTCGGGCGATTCGGACGAGGCAGGGTCTATGAACATCGCGTCAATCCGGGCCGGGCTCAAGACCCGACTCGCCACGATCACGGGTCTTCGATGCTACGAGACGATCCCAGACCAGTTCTCGCCCCCCGCGGCGATCGTCGGGATGCCGACTTCCATCAACTTCGACTTCACCTATCAGCGGGCGACTGACCGACTCACCTACCCTGTCCGGTTGCTGGTTGCCAAGGCAACGGACCGCTCGGCACAGGAACGGCTCGAACAGTATCTCGACGGGTCCGGGTCCTTGTCGGTCAAGGCGGCCATCGAGGCTGACCCGTCGCTCGGTGGCGCGGCTAACGTCACCCGGGTCTTGAGTGCCCAAGGCCTCGGTGTCTATGATATGGGGGGCGTGTCCTATCTGGGATGCGACTTCACCGTCGAGGTCATCGCGTGACGAAGGCAAAGAAGGTTTATAAGACCCGGGTCGAGCTCTACAACGACTCGCTCGGTCTTGTCCTGATGCCGGGCGACGAAGTCCCCGCGGCTCTCATCGAGATGTCGCCGTGGGTCGTCGAGGAAGGTCTCGTCGTCGAGGCCTCGGTTTATGACACGGAACAGGCCGCACCAGTCGAGGATGTCATTATTCCGGCCCCCGAGGTGACGGAAGACACGATTTCGGCGGTAGTTGACGACGTTAACGAAAATCCGACCCCGCAGGATGCCCCAGAAGACGACTTCTCGGGCGACCCGGTACCTTCGGATGGTCCTGTTGACGACGCCGCTTCTAGCGGCTATCAGGGGGCTTAAACGCGATGGCCTTCGTAGCGGGTCGCAGAGCCAAGGTTCTCATCGGTGAGTTCGACCTTTCGGCCTTCCTGAACAACGCTTCGGCCGCTCGAACGGCTGACTTGGCCGATGTCTCGGTCTTCGGGGATACGGACCGCGAGTTCTTGAAGACGATGCAGGCGGCAACCGTCACTCTGTCCGGGTTCATCGACACGGTGGCCGGGGCAACCGAGCCTGTCTTGTCGTCATTCCTGACCGGGACCTCGACTCGTCCGGTCTCGATCTTCTGGGACGCGGATGCTATCGGCTCGCCGGGTATCTGCGGCGCTGGCTGGGAGGGATCCTACGAGGACTCGGCTCCGGTTGACGGTGTCCAGGCTATCGCGGCGAACTTGTCCTTCACCGGGCAAGTCGACCGGGCGGTATCGCTTCACGCGCTCGGGGCCGAGACCGGGACCGGGGCCTATGCCTCGGTCGACAACGGCGCGTCTAGCTCTAACGGTGCAGTAGCAGTCCTTCATGTTACGGCTGCCGGATCATCCGGTACCGGAACCGTGGCCATTCAGGACTCGGCGGACAACATGACATGGACCCCTCCGTTGACCGGAGGGACATTCACCAACTTTACGGCGGCGACATCCGAGGTGATTTATATCTCAGGGACAATCCGCCGATATGTCCGGGCTAACTTGACCTCGGCCCGCAACACCCAGACCTTCGCGGTCGCGTTCGGCCGCAGGCCGTAGGAGGACCCCCATGGCTTTTAGCGCAGGAAAGAACGTCACCTTCTCGCTCAACGGGACCCCGATCGGCACCTTCTTGTCGAACGTGTCCTTGACTCGGAATGGCGATACCCTCGACGTGACGACCTTCGGCGACTCGGACCGCGAGTTCATCCAGGGTCTCCGCTCGGCGACCATCACGATCTCGGGCTACTTTGACCCGACGGCCTCGACTGGCCCGGATGCGGTCCTCGCGACCTCGTTCGCCGATACCGACGGCGTGGCCTTCTCGCTCGTCTTCGGGACCGGGACCACGGTGACCTACAGCGGATCTTGCCTCGTGGCCAGCTACGAGACCTCGGCCGCGGTTGACGGTCTCATCGCTTTCTCGGCTAGCCTGACGGCAACCGGGGCGATCACCCGTTCATAAGAAAGACAGGAACCTTTGCGCGATTCACTCAAGGCCATCCTTGCCCCTCGGGTCGAGCCCTTCGAGCTCGGTCCGGGGGTCGCGGTCAAGGTCAAGGAACTGTCTCTCAAGGAGCGGATCTCTTGGCGCGAGGCGTCCATCGAGCCCGACGGCAAGCTCAAGGACAACTGGATCGCGGAACTGCTGTTCCGTTGTGTGCGGGACGAGGACGGGTCCGCGGTCTGGGATGCCCCCGAGGATGTCGACGGGTCCGAGTCGGTCTTGGGCAGGCTCCTAGAGGCCGCACAGCGGGTCAACGGTCTAGCCGCGGACAGCACGAAGGAGGCCCAGGGAAACTAGAGCGGCTCCCGGAACTGCGCGTCGCGATGCGTTTGTGCCGGGAGCTCGGGAAGACCCTCGGGGAACTGCTCGAAGGGATGACCGCGGCGGAGTTCGAGTTGTGGATCGGATTGTGGAAAATCGAGGCCCTCGAAGAAGCCGAGCGACAAGTCCGGGCGAAGGCACAAGCAGGGGGGCGGCGTCGTGGCTGAGAGAGTAGAGGTCCTCATAACAGGGGACGCGTCCGGTCTAATCAGGACGACGGATCAGGCCTCGGAAGCTATGGCCGACTTCGGGCGGTCGGCGGGCAAGCTTTCCGGGATCGCGGATGCCTTGCGGTCCGACTTCGGCCGGATGACCGGGGCCTTCGCCGCGGCTCAAGTCGGTGTGTCCGCGGTCATCGGTGCCTTTAACCAAGCCGCGGCCGCGGTTCAGGCGATGAATGCCGAGGTCATCGACGCCGAGCGGGTGGCCTCGAAGTTGATTGCGGTATTCGATGGGGCCGAGGGTGCCGCTGCTCGGTTGACGGCTCAAGCGGAAGCCCTCGCCGGGTCGACCGTTTTCTTCGATGACGACGCCATCAAGTCCGCGGCGGCGGCCCTTCGCGGGTTTGAGTTGACCGAGCAAGAGATCTCAAAGCTATTACCCGTGGCGGTCAACCTTGCAACGGTCTTTGACAGCGATCTCACGAGTGCCGCAACGAAACTCGCCCTCGGTCTGAACGGCTCTACTAAGGGTCTTCGAGAGTTCGAGATCATCACTAAGGAAGGTGCAGACAGGGCGGAAATCTTCGCCCAGATCCTTGAGCGTGGCGAGAAGGCCGCGAAGGGTGCCGCGGATGCTCAGGGCGGATTGCGCGGGGCCACCGAGGGACTCAAGAAGGCTCAGGGCGAGTTCAATCAGGCACTCGGGAACCTTCTTGCGGGTCCGCAGTCGGACTTGCTCAACTTCTTGACGGATGCCACGAACCGGGCGACGGGCCTTGCTAACTCGATGGCCGGGGCGACCGAGCAACTCATCAAGACCGCTCGGGTCATCGACCCGTTGACCGGAAAGATCGTCGAGGCGACTGGGGTCGGCGGCAAGGACTTATTCGGACCGGGAAGCCTGACCGCTCAGTTCGCAGGACGCGGGTCTAGGCCAGCGGCAACGGCTCCGGAAAAGAAGCCCGAGGAACGTCCGGCAAGGTCGACTCGCAGGACGGCCGAGCGGGACCCGTTCGCCGGGTTCTCTGTCATGGAGCGATACCGCGACCAGGCTCGCCAAGACTTGAATGACGAGATCGCGGCGGCCATCGAGGGTGACAAGAGATCAATCGACGCGGCGAAACAGGCCCGGGACATCCGGCTCGACGCCGCGGATCAGGCGGCCCAGATCGAGATCGATGCGGCGAAGGCCGCGACTGACCTTCTCGCTCAAGGGGCATCGGCCGCGGGGAAGTTCCTCGTCGACGTGCTCAAGGGTGACGCGTCTCTCGGTGGCTTCATCCGGTCCTTCGGTGGGGTGGCAACGGGACTCGGGGCGGCCTTTGGTGGACCGATCGGAGCGGCCCTTGCCGGGATCGGTGTCGAGGTTGCCGCGGCAATTGCCGACGAGACCGCGGCGCAGGATACCGCGGCGCAGAAACTCGGGAAGGCCGGGGACGAGCTCTTGAAGGCTGGCGAGATGATGACCGAGGCCGAACTGGAACGACGGATCGAGGCAGCCAAGGCTGCGGCTCGGGCGGTCGGTCTGTCGGAGTCGGAGATCGCGAAGGCGGTTGCGGCCGCGAAGGGCGAACCCGAGGCGGCCCCTGCTTCCGGGGGGCGGCGCACCCAGAGCCTACCTCAGCCGGGCGAGACCTTGACCTTCGTCGGTGGTACCCCGACGGTGGGTTATCGCGGCAACCAGTTCGGGGCCGTCGGTGCCGAGATGGAACAGGACTTTTCGGACTTTCTATTGCCGAGCGACGGAGTTTCTGGGGTAGGTGCTATCGTGACAGGCGGGACGGGAGTCCCGGGTGGTCTTCCGTCGGCCGGGCTTCCGGGTGCCCCTGCCGGATTGCCTGCCCCTGCTCCGCTTGCTCCGGAAACGACCGAGCCCTTCCGGGAGCTCGTCCGGATCCTGCGAGAGCTCTATTCGGTCCAACTCGACGAGGCCGGGGCAGGGATGACCGAGCGGCAGCCGCTGTATGTCTTCGACGTGGCGGCAGGCCGTGACGAGTTCACCCGGGCTCCGCGGGGTCTGTTCTTCCGTCCGGTCGGGTCAGGCCGTGGGGTCGACGGCGGACAGGCTCTGTCCGGGGTATCCTCGAACACGACGAACAGGCGGACGAGCAGGAGGACCGGATGAACACGACCGATCGGAACGGGGTCGCCCTACCGTCGGACCTCGGCGAGATCATCGACTTCGTTTGGTCGGTCCGGATCGCGGCGACGAACGGGGTCTTGAACTCGTCGACCGGGTGGACCTACTACGAGATCCCGGCCGAGGCGGTCATTCAGCGTTCCCGGTCGACGGCCCTCGACGAAGGCACCTGGTCCTTGACCCTCGGCATTCTGGCTGATGCCCTTCCGGACCTGACCGAGCCCCTCGCCTATTATCAACTCGAAGTCGACCTCGTCGACGACGCGGGCAATCAGTGGCCGTATCATACCGGGCCGATTGATACGGTCTCGGAGTCGTGGACCCTCGACGGCGGGGCACTCGTCCGGGTCTATGAGGTGCAGTCCTTCGGGGTGTTGCAACGGACCAAGGGATACGATTTTAACGCGTTGACGATCACCCCGGACCGTCTGCCCTTTGCGGGCACGATGACCGGGTTCGCGCAGGCGCACTATGTCACGATGACCGGACCTTTCGCGGTCGGAACCCGGTATCTCATCCCCGGGACCAACGCGGGCGGTACGGTGGACATCACGGTCGGCACCGGGTCCTTCCCCGGGGTGATCGTGGACAATGACTCGGCCTTCGGGTCCCCGCTCGTCTATGGGGTTGACTATACCGTCACGAACGCGGCCGGGACCGCGGTTCCCGCAACCAATGAGCCCGCGTACATCAACCCGCTTGTTGCGATCGCGGCAGGGACTTGGTACGTCCGATTCTTCGCGGTGGCATACTGGGGCATCCTTCAGAACTCCCCGGTCTCTCGGCCGTTCTTCATCCGGGTTCCCCCCGGGTCCGTGACCTATACCTTCGGGACGACCCGGCCGAAGAGGGTCATCGCGGATGACTTTGCCACCCTCGCGGCCTCGGGATGCACGACAACTTTGATCACGGTCAAGGACCCCGAGCCGTACAAGTCGGGAACCGGGGTCGTCGCGGTCACGTCCGGGCCGACCGAGTTCCTCGAATGGACTTCGGCATCGACCGGGGCAGTCGAGGTCCGGCAGGTATCATCGGTGTCCGGGGCCGGGGTCATCACGGTCTCGGCCTTCTCTGCGGCCCCTACCGAGGGGGACTTGATTCGCCTGGTCACGACTCAGGCCTTCCGAGCCTGGGAACGGCACAACCGCTCGAACTCGACGCAGTTCGCATCGAACCCGGGCTTCTACACGAACTCAGGCCTCGGGACGTCCTACCCTCGCGGGCTCTTCCAACTCCTGCCGCAAACCGGGGTGATGCGTGCGACTCAGACCCGGCATTGGTTGACTGCCTCGACCGAGGTATATGCCTCGACCCTCTACTATCTGCCGGACCGGATTGTCTCGCTGGGAACGGACAATCGACTTGAGTCCGCATACTATCAAGCGATCGTCAACACGAACCGCATCGCGGCGGGCGACTTTGAGACGGGGAACCCGCTTCAGACTTTCATCAAGAACTTCTCTCGGACGCTGTCATCGCTTGACCAAGTCCTCGACGACTTCGGCAAGGATGGTCTACCACCGAACGGGTACATCCACGACCGGACCTCTGGCAAGATCCTGGTCTCGGCATTCCGGCAGAAGGTCACCCCTGACCTCGTCCTCGGCAACGTGCTCGGGGTGCAGATCGGCAGTCTTCCGGAGCCTGTCTCGAAGGTCACGGTCCGGTCGGTCGGCGAGCCTAGGATCATCACCCACGAGCTCGAACCGACGCTAGAGGGAACCTGGACGAACGGGCAACGGCTCTTCGACGGGGTCGAGTCGGTCTCGGCCGCGGTTGCTGGGGCGAATGCCGCGGTCGTCTTCCGGGTCCGGATGTCGGACGGCTCGATCTTCCCCCCGATCTCGCGGATCGATGTCATCGGCTCGCAAGGCGTCTTCGAGTGCTACGGGGAACGGTGGGACAACACCTCGGCCGCGATTCGGTCCCGGCAGATCGAAGGCCTCGGGTATCTGATGCTCAAGGATGGACAGACCGTCTCCATTGAGAAGCAGCAGCTAGAGGACATGATGGCCTCGCTCGGCGGCTTCCAGACCGACGAGATCCGCATCTATCTCAAGTTCTACGATGACACGCTCAACGGAACCAACGCGGCCAACGTCTACGAGATCCGGGCCTACTCAGAGATCGAGACGGGGTGGTCGGCATACCTGACCGACGACACGACCGCGGGGACCGGGGCTGCCCCGACCGGATGGACGACTGTCAACACCGAGGGCTTCGGGCCGTTCTGGTGGGTTCGGGATGTCGGCCGAGCACGGTCTTTCCGGTATGCGTCGAGCGATTATTTGAAGCGGGTCCTGCCCGAGTACAACGCGACATGGTCATCGGCGGCGTATCGGCAAGAGATCGTTGACCTGACCCGGATCAATCAAGTCGCCTGCCGTCAGATTGCGGAATCGTACCTCGACGAGTATATCCGGCAGGGCCGGACCTATACGGTCTCGGCAATCCTCGACCCTCGGATCGATCTCGGCGATACCGTCAACGTGACGCTCGGCGACGGGTCATCGCGGGATCTGTTCGTATGGGCAATCGCGGACAGCGGGGCCCGCGAGGACTTCGAGGCGACGTATACCCTGCTTGACTACTCGGCCTAGGCGGGGGGTGACCCGATGCCCGGTCCCCGTTAAGCTAAGGGAATGACCCAGCCCGCAGGACCGATCATCGGGGCCGCTCATCTCGACGACGGAATCAATACCCGATTCCGATGGAACGAGGAGTCCGGCCTTGCCTCGCCAGCATCTCGGGCCGTTGGCTCGATTCAACAGACCTTCGGCGGTCCTGTCCGGGTCGTGCCGACCCCGGTCACATACCCCCCGAAGGATCTTGACCTTCCCGGGTATCTGCTACAGGTCAACGGCCTCGCCGAGGGCTACGACCGCCTAGACCGTCTCTACAACCTGGCCGGAACCGCGGGCTCGGTCTCGATCTTGCAAATGGGGGCCCTCGGACTCGAGGTCATTCCCGAGACCCCGATCGTCGAGCGGCTCAAGGCGCATCGGGTGCAACTCGACTTCTCGATGAATGGGACCGCAATCCCGGCGACCTGGACGGCTCTCTTCGGTTCGTATCTCGGGTCAGCGTACGGGATGGTCGCTAATGGCGAGTCCCTGATCAACACGTCGGCCTTCGCCTTGGCCGCTGGGGCCTCTCCTAGCGTCACAAACGCGGGTTCGGCCCCTACCCCGATAGTTCTTACCATCTCGGTGTCCGGGCCCCGTACAACCCGCTTCTACGTTCGGTGCACGGCCCCCGGATATACCAAGCGAATCAGCGTCACCCCTGTCTCGGGCGGGGTCGTCTCGATCGGTGAGAAGGACGGTCTCTTCGTCCCCCCCGGGGCCTCGGTCCTGCGGTACGAGGAAGCGAGCGGGGCCTTGATCACGGGGACGATCGCGTCTTCCATCTATGGCACTCGGTGGCGGTACGAAGGCCTTGATGAGTCCTTGTCGGAAGTCGGCCCCGTTGTGGTCTATAACACGCGGCAGCAACGGGCCTATGCCGCAACCTCGGCCTTCACGACTTCGGCCGGATTGACCTTGTACGGTCCCGACGTCCCGCGGTTCGGGAACTCGGGGACCTATGATGCGACCGACGCGGGCCTCGTCGTCGAGCCGGACAGGACCAACCTATGCCTGCAGAGTCAGGCCATTGGCACGTCGCCATGGGTCAACTACAGCACGGCACCTACCATCACGGCAGACGCAACAACTGCACCTGACGGGACCACAACGGCCGATCAGATGACGCAGGCGACGGCCGCCACGCTGTCAGGGCGCAGCCAGAGCATCACGGTGGTGGCTGGATCGGTTTACGTGCTTTCGGTTTACGTGCGATCCGGGCCAACTTACGGCAACGTCACGCTGCGCCTACGGGTTGAAGATGGTGCAGGCGGTGGCATCATAAATTATGACTTCACCAGCTCGGCCAACTGGACGCGACACGAGGTGCTGTTCACGGCAACCACTACCACGGCGGTGGTGTTCATCAGGAACGGCACAGGCGGCAACCAGATGGACGCATATTGGTGGGGCGTGCAGGTCGAGCTCGCCAACGGACAGACCGCGGCCAATGCGACAAGCTACATCCCGACGACGACCACGACTCAGCGGCGGTATGGCGATATCCTCGGGGTCCGTCCAGTTGAGAACCTGCTCGCCTGGTCGAATCGCTTCGACAAGCAGACCGCAAGCAGCACGGCGCGGGGGCTTTGGTATGTCGCAGGCGGAACGATCACGACGAGTCCAAGGCAGGCCGGACCGTCCGGTGTTACGGATGCGGCAACCCTGACGGCCGCTGGCGCGGTGGCTGGCATTCAACAGCAGATCTTGAACTGCGAGAACCTGCATAACAAGACGATCGTCTTTTCGGTATGGGTCAAGAACAGCGTCTCTACCCCTGACGGAGACTTCTTCCTTCGGATTTCCGAAGTCGGCGGAACCGGGTCGGGTTCGCAAGACCATGTCATCGCAAACCTCGACGATCAATGGCGCAGGATCACGGTTCAACGCAAGTTGACTAACCCTACGGACGTTTCCTTGCACATCAGAACCACGGGGGCAATCACGGTCTACTTCGCGCATGCTCATGCCTATGTCGGCTCGGATGGGACATACAACCTGACCTCGGTTTCCGGGACTGCTGTCTCGGCCCCGTACATCGAGACGCAGGCGAACCCGGTCTATCGGGCGAGGGGCTGGGAATGGCCGGATTGGTTGACGCAGAACGGGTACATCGAGGCCGATATCTGTTTCGGCGAGACGGCAAACCCGAACAGCGTAACGCGCATGTATCTCGGCGCACTAAACAGTTACTTCAGCCCAAGCATCTGGGGGCCTAGCTTATATCGGAGCGCGTCTGTCGGCAGCGCGGCAAACAATATAAATGTTGCCATGCAGAACAACGCAGGAACCTCGTCAACAACCTATGTTCCATCTAGCAGCCTATACGATGGCGCATATCATAAGTATCGCGTGGAGTGGGTTAACTATACCGTTTCAGGCACGCGCACGATTCGGCTGCGGCTGTACCTAGACGGCGTGGAGGTGGCCAGCGCAACGACCGGTGGGGCTACCTCTTGGCTTCGCGTGCCGACGTTGCTGCTAGGTGCCGCGCCAAACGGCGGTGAAATCGGCTGGTCAACCATGAAGAACATCGCGATCGGCTCCCCGGTCCTTCCGGCGAACGCGGTCCCGGCCCCGTATTAGGAGAAAGAGATGGACGCAAGACAGGAAAGGATGCTCGAGGAGTTGCATGACGCCATCCTCGGGTCAGTCGGTCGCCCCGGACTTGCCGAGCAGGTCCGATCTCTTGAGTCCCGTCTCTCTCGGGTCGAGGGTCTCGTAACCGCGGCCCAGACGACCCTATGGGCTAAGTTCTGGCAGGCCTTGTCCTTGATCGGTGCGGCCGGGTCTGCCTGGTTCGTGGCGCACTTCAACGGTACCCGGCCATGATGCTATCGGAGCACTTCAACTCGGCCGAGTTCGTTGCCCCGGGTGACCCGGTGAGGCCTTCGGAAGACGTGCTCGAACGGCTCAAGGACCTTTGCGAGCTCGCCCTTGAGCCCCTTCGCGAGGCCCTCGGTCGGCCGATCAAGGTCTCGTCCGGGTATCGGTCGGCGGTTTATAACAAGAAGATCGGCGGGGCTCCCGGTTCGCAACACTGCGCGGGGATCGCGGCCGACATCGTGATGGCGAACGACGCCGAGCAACTCAAGGCGGCGGCAATCGCGAGCAACATCCCCGGCATCGGTGGCATCGGCATCTACCCCGGCCGTGGGTTCATTCACGTGGATATCCGGCCTCGGGTCGGGAAGAAGCCGACGACCTGGGCTCAAGTGAAAGGCAAGTATCAAGCGATCCCGCGGGAACTGCTTCTCGCGATTCGTGCGCACGGGGGGAAGGTCTGATGGACTGGATTCATATCGCAGGGCAGGCGGCGGGCTGGCTCGTCCAGCAACCCGCGGTTCAAGGCGTGGCCGTGGCAGCGGTCACCGAGGCCATCAAGAAGGCCCCTGCGGGGCCGTCAGGCGGTCCTGGGGTGCGACTGGTTGCCGCGGTCCTTGCCGTGGCCTCGACGGTGGCAGCATCGGCCGCGGCTGGCGGGCTCGATCAGGCGGACCCGCAGGTCATCGGCGGGCAGGTCATCGAGGCCTTGTCCGCGTTCCTCGCGGCCGTCGGCGCGTGGCAGCTTGCGCGGAAAGCGAAAGCCTGATACTATAGGAATCCGGTCGCGGCTCACCCCGCTCCGGGACCCGGGTTCTTCATCCTCCGCGAAGGGGACGGTCCCCCCGGGTCTGGCGGTCCCCCTCGACGGCGTTTCTACCCAGAGACCCAGAAGACTGCGGAACGCCACCACAAGAGATTTCGGTCTCACCTTAAGCCCCGAGGCTCCGGCACCGGGGCTTTCGTGTATCATCGAGACGACCGAAGAACGGTGTCCCTGGCCACGATTCCAACTATCAGGGCGGGCGGGCTAAGCCGCCGAGAAGGTCAACGAAATCCCCCCGGGCCGACAGGCACAGGAACCGGGGGGGTTTCTCTTTGGGAATCTTTCTCAAACCTATTGACGGGATAAGACAAACCCGTCATTATCAGACAACGGCTTTAGGAGGTCGTTATGAGAGTTGGCGGAAGAGGCCGCAAGGCCGACACAGTGGCAATAGGGTTCCGCATTCCTGCGGAACTCGACCGGGCACTCAGGGCGATGGCGCAGGACCGGGGGGTGACTCCCGGGGCGATCATCGAAGAGCTCATCAAGAAGGAGATCGAGCGTGAGACTCAAGAGCGATAAGAAGTACCGGATCCGGCGAGGCGTGGTCCTCGGGGTCGTCGTAACCCTCTGGGCGGTCTTCGGGCTGGACGTCATCAAGGCAGGGGTCGGGGCAATCGACGCCCCCTCTACGGCACTCGGCAAGGCCCTCGGGGTATGGCAGCCCCTGACCACGGAGCGCGGCCGATGATCGCTCGAGGACTGGACCAGGTCTTCCGGGCCCTTCAGCGGGCCGAGATCGACCTTGCCTCGCGGGATCAGGCCTTGCGGCTGGCGTGGGAGTTCTGGGCGGTCGTCAAGGAAGTCTCCACCGAGCCACCGAACCGCGAGCTCCTGCGGAAGCTCGACGAGGCCGAGCGTCGGTTCCTCGATGCGTTGGACGTCATGGGATGGGAGCGTCCGGCCCGGGGCCGGGTCTCCGTAGAAAGGATCGAGAAGTGAAAGCAGAACACCTCAAGCAGCTCGCACGGCTTGCCGTCGAGACTCAAGACCATGCACTCATGATCAGGGCCCTTGAGCTCCTGAGCGAGCTCGAACCGGAGGAGGTCAAGACCGAGCCCGCGGTGAAGCCGGAACCCGTTTCAACAAGAGCGATCGCGGTTCGTAACTTGCTCGCGGCATGGAGGCCCTATCAAGTAGGCTCGGCAAAAAGCGGTCTTCAGACGACTCAACTTGAGCGACAGGTTATCTCAAGACTCTCGGATGAAGACATCAAGCATCTCTTTCCGCTGTACCGCCGGGATGATGCCGGGGCCGAGCGAGGATGGGCGATCGAGGATGGCATCCCGAACATCAACATCGGGCTCCATACTGACAAGGTCGTATGCACGCACGGCAACGGCCGTCGGTTCTTCTTGAAGAGGATCATGTGATGAGGATCATCCTCCCGACACAGGCAGTCCGGGATATCTACCAGGCGGTCAAGGCTCTCGACGCCGACCGGGTCATCATCGACCCCGAGAAGGACATCGCGCATGTATGGTCACCCGATCGGGGGGCCGTCATCGGGGTGAAGCTATGGAAGAAGGAGGACCCGGGCGGGCCTGCCCCGCTCGAGGTCATCGACCAGACCATGGGGAACCCCGAGACCCCGCATGATGCCGAACTCGGCAGGGCCGTGGCCGTCACGATCCTCCCCGGGCGCGAGGCCTCGCCAATGATCCGGTCTGCCCTTGCGGATCTGGCCGAACGTCGCAGGATGGCGATGATCCACGGCTCGAAGGACAAGTCGGTCTCCATCCGGATCGAAGGCGGTCACGTCGAGATCGGTCCGTTCCGGGTCGAGGCCCCGACGTGGGGGAACGGCGAGACCGTGGTCAACGGCGGGTATCTCATGGCCGCGATTGACCACGCCTTCGGGATGCAGGCCTATGGCGTCCAGATCGAGATTCACGAGGGAGGGGTGCTTCGGATCGTGATGCAGTCCCCGAATCAGCAGACCGAACCCGACACTCGGTGGCGCGGGCAAGGAGTCCTCGGCCCTGTCGTCGTTCGTGACCGTCTCGTGGGGCTCAGGAAGGCGGGTTCCGATGCCGAGAGGTCTTGAGTCCTGTCGGAACTGCGCACTCCTGTTCTCGGCCCTTGTAGACGGTCGATGCGAGCGGTGTATGAAGGCCTTAGGGCTCAAGTCGACGCTCAAGGAGTGCCGGGATTGCCGGGAGACCTTCGACGAGTCGGCGTTCTACAAGACCGCGAAGGGCGGACGGATGGCCCGGTGCAAGGACTGTTTCAACGTGGCAGACCGGGCCGCGAAGAAGGCCAGGGCCGAGCGTATCCGAGTCGCCGAGGCCCGGTCCTCGTTCCGGTCCGAGTTGGCCCCGGTCGAGGACATCGAGCCGGAGCCGGAGCCCGAGGAGCCCATCGACCCGGACGAGCTCGAGCAGGTTGTCCAGGTCGTCAAGAACAAGAACAGGGCCGAGCGGCTGGCAGTCGCCATGGCCGTTGCCTCGACGAAGAACACGGGGCGCGGGAAGCCGAGGTCTCGTCATCTCGGGGCCACAGAGCTCCCGTGTACGTCCTGTCTTCAGACCCTGCCCGCGGATCGTTTCGCGATCGATGTCCGGCGAGGGTACATCCATCCCCATTGTCACGATTGCATCAAGGCGCGGCATCGGAACCGCAGGTCCCGGGATGAGTTCATCTACACCCTCGGGCGGCTCGTCCTCTGGCGGATGGCCTACGATTCGGCCTTCCCGAAGAACTTTCTCGAAACCTGTTGACAGTCCCGGGAAACCTGTTAGTATAAGAAGGTGGTCGGGGTCAACACCTTGTCCGGGGTTCCCCGACCACCCCAGTTCCCCAGTTCCAAGAAAGGCAGTTCCCCATGACGTTCCTGATGACCAACGGTGCTCCCGCCACCTTCGCGGTCGATCGCACCTCTGCCGAAGTCATCCTCGGCACCACCGACATTCAGGAGATCCCGCTCAAGGATCTCAGCCCCCGCGACTGGGCGGCGGCCGAGCGGGTCTTCATCTGGCTCGAAGGCATCGAGCTCCCCTGCTTCGCGGTGGCATGCTGATGCGCACCACGACCGAGGCACTCGTCGAGGACATCCTCGGCAACCCCGAAGAGCACGACGTACAGGCTCTCATCGAGGCCTTGGCGATTGCCAAGGACCTTGGTATCTACTGTCACCCGGCGATTGAGTGGGCGAAGGAGGCCCAGACTCATGCATAACATCCCCACGGCGGAAGCCCTTAGGCTCAGCAACGCACTCGACAACCTCGGCTCGGCGGCACTCGCGATCGAGGGCGCGGTCTACGAGACCGAGCGGGCCCTTGTTCAGACCGTCCGGCGCATCTACGAGACCGACCCCGGTTTCGCGGCCGAGGTCTTCGACGGGCTGGACCGTCGGACGCTCAAGGCGATCGTTCGTTCGGCGGTGTCGTTCGGTGTCTCGGTGAGCTTCGTCGAGGCGATCCTCGCGGTCAAGGAAGAGGCCGGGAATGACTGAGTACGTCTCTGATGCCTTCGCTTTCACCATCCCGGCCCCTCGGTGGGGCGGTCAGGCGGTGACGGTTTGCGTCAACGTCATCGGCGACTTTGTCCAGGCGATGATCTGCGGCGACCGGGACGGCTCCTCGTGGGCGGTCAACTCGTCCGGCCCGGTATCCTCGATCAGGATTGAGCCTTACGGGGTCAAGGTCGCCGGGATGGAGTTCATGGCCCGCGAGATCAGCCTAAACGACATGAAGGTCCTCGGTGATGCCCGCATCCATGAGGCGTGGTACGACGGCCTTGAGGCCTTGACCAAGTGGGCCGAGCCCCATGTCCTGTTCGCAACCGCAGAAGGGAGGCCGGAATGACGGCCCGCGTCATTGTCGAGAACATCATCGAAGAATCGCTCCGGAGGCTGGCCGTCCGGCCCCGGGGCGCGTGGAAGGTCCGTCCGTCCGGCATCCATCGGTGCGGACGAGCCCAGGTCCTCGCGTCTAGGCTCGACCCGGAAGAGACCTTTGAGCTCAACCCCAAGACCGCTCTTGCCTTCGCGGTGGGCACGGCAATCCACGAGATCATCCAGGGCAAGCTTCCCGAGGTCCCGGCCGAGGAAGCGTGGGACTCCGGCACAATGACCGGGCATTCGGACCTTCGGATCATCCGGGACGGCGCATCGTACGTCCTAGCCGACATCAAGACGATCAACGTCGAGGGATACCTCGAGGTCGCCAAGAAGGGCCCCAAGCCCGAGCACGTCGCGCAAGCGAACTGGTACGCGGTACAGGCAGGATGCCCCTTCGGGGCGATCGTCTACGTCAACAAGAACGGCACCATCCCCGCAGGGATGAAGGCAGACAAGGACTTGAACCCGACGTTTCAGGTTCTGCCCTTTGACGTTGACCCGGCACTCGCGGCCGAGATGGACGAGAAGGCCCAGTTCATCCTCGACCACGTCAAGGCCGGAACTCTTCCCCGCTATGAGCAGGTCATCGAATGTCGATGGTGCGATCACAAGGCCGCGTGTCAGGCGGCCCTCGTCCAGGATGCCAAGGCATCGGCGCGCGAGTGGCGGCACATCAACTCAAAGGTCGTCGGGACAACCTTCCGGGACGGCGGGTTCAACTGGCCCGAGGTCTTGGCCGCAGGGTCGGCCCTCGTCCTCGAGTGGGACAAAGACAATCCGCACGGTCCCCGCAGGGCCGACGGGACCGCGGTGGCCGTCAAGGTCATCGCGGAAGGCCATCACATCGGGTTCCTCCCGGCGACGGGTAGCCCGACGGCAGAGATCGTCTCGGATCACTTGGCAGCAGGCGGAACGGCCTCCTGCCGGGTGACCGAGATAACCGGGGGTGGTCCCGGCAAGAACCACGGACTCAACATCGAGATCGAGCTTCACGGCTCGGATCTGTAAGAAAGCAGGCAACACATGAAGATGAAGCGAACGACTACCTTCGCCCAGGTCCCCGCGGGGACGTACGAGGCGACCTTGACGGGCCTCGATGCAAAGACCGTTACGACGACGGACGGCCCGGTTGATATTGTCGAGTGGGTCTTCTTGATCACCGACGGCGAGCACTCGGGGGCGAACGTCTCGGGGTCGACCTCGCAGGCGTGGAGCGAGAAGTCCAAGGCCTTCGCATGGGGCAAGGCACTCAACGGCAACAAGCCATGGGACGGCGTCGACGCCGACGGTGACCCGGACATCGCGGGTCTTATCGGCAAGGCGTGCTATGTCGAGATCCGCGAGAAGGTCTCGGCCAATGGCACGGCGCGGACCAAGGTCGAGGCAGTCCTTCCGGACCCCGCGGCCATGAAGAAGGCCGCGAACAAGATCCCGTTCTAAGGGTCAGGCATCCGGTATGATGAATGCCCCGGAGCGAAGGAGGCTCCGGGGCATTCTGGCATCCCCCCGACACGTAAGGAGATAGAGATATTGTACCCCATTGACAGTCGATTGAGAGAGCTCGAGTCCGTCGCAGGGCTCGGCCAAGTCTTCATCGCGGTGCACCATGTCAGGCCCGACGGACGGTGCACTTGCGGCCGTCCGGATTGCGAGTCGCAAGGCAAGCATCCGATCGACCGGGGATGGCAGGCCCCCGGTGCCCAGCACGACTCGACCAAGGCGGCCCAGTGGTACCGGGACGGTCGGAACGCGGGAATTGTGACCGGGGCGGATACCGGGCTACTGTTGCTCGACCTCGACAACGAGGACGCGGTCGTCTGGTTCGAGAATCGCAACCAGGACCGACCATTCTTCATGGTCCGTACCGGGCGCGGGGCGCACGTCTACTACCAGCACCCCGGATGGGATGTTCGGAACTCGGCGGGTCTCGTGGCCTCGGGCGTCGATGTCCGCGGCGAGCGGGGGTTCGTCGTGGCCCCCGGGTCAATCCACAAGACCGGGCGCATGTACGCGGTCGATGTCGAGTCGGCCGACGGACCGCAACCCGTCCCGGCGTGGCTCGACGAGGCCCTTAGGAACATCAAGAAACCGGAAAACGCAGGGTCTAAGGTACGGGCAGACGAGGACGGCGTCATCCGCGAGGGCGGGAGGAATCAAGCGGTCTGGTCGCTCGGGAGCTCGATGCGGGCGGCGGGTCTCGGGTACGAGGCAATCCTCGCGGCCCTACGGTCGACCAATGAGACCGCGGTCATTCCCCCCTTGCCGGATCGGGTCATCGTCGACATGGCCGAACGCATCGTCGATGGGTTCGCACCCGGGACAGCGGCAAGGACTGTCCGGGTCGGGCTGGCCTCTGGGCTGAGGATGCCCGAGCCCGAGGGCGACGGGAAGAAGGACAAGATCGAGCCGATCAGTGTCGCGACTGCATTCCTTGAGGCGGTCGAGGATCGGCCCTTCGTCTTGCATAAGGGCTTTTGGTACAGGTTCAACGGCAAGTGCTACGAGGCCACGACCGAGGAGGACGTCGGTCACGAAGTCCTCGGCAGGATGCAGCAGGCCCCGGACCTCGCGAGCAAGTGCAAGCGGGCCTTCGTCGGGGATGTCGTCGCCAACATCGCGACTCGGGTCCGGATCCCGGCCTCGGTAAACCATGGCGAGTGGATAGACGGCGGGCCCCTGTCCATCGTGGCGAAGAATGGGATTGTCGACGTCAAGGCGTACCTCGAAGAGCGGCCGGACTGGTTGCGGCCGCACGACCCGGGGCTCCTGTCGACGGTGTGTGTCCCCTTCGAGGTCGACCCGGACGCGGACTGTCCATTGTGGCTCTCGGTCATCGAGAAGATCGTCCCGGACCCGGGGACTCGCGACCAACTCAAGCGATGGTTCGGGCTTAACTTGATCCCGGATGTCTCCTACCAGAAGGCCGCGGTCCTCGTCGGCGACGGGTCGAACGGCAAGTCGACCGTCCTGCTCATCCTTCAAGAACTGGTCGGCCGGGGGAACTACTCGACGGTCCCGCTCGAGCGGTTCGGGGAACGGTTCGACCTCGCGGCGATGGTCGGCAAGTCGGCCAACATCGCACACGAGATGGGCGAGCTCGACAAGGCTGCCGAGGGGATCCTAAAGCAACTCATCTCGGGCGAGGAAATGACCTTCGAGCGGAAGTATCGTGACTCGTACCAGGATGTCCCGACCGCTCGATTGACCTTCTCGACGAACGTCCTACCACGGTTCTCGGACCGGACCGATGCGATCTGGCGGCGGCTGATGATCTTCCCCTTCAACACGAAGATCCGGGAGGAGGACAAAGACTACGGCATCCTAGACAAGCTTCGGGCCGAGTTGCCCGGCATCTTCAACTGGGCGATCGACGGGCTTGAACAGCTCAAGGCCGACGGGCTCGGCGAGTCGCTGGAGATGAGCAACGCCAAGACCATGTATCGCGAGGCCGTGAATCCGTTCCTTCAGTGGGCCGACGATCGCATCAAGGAGACCGGGTTCGGGGTGGTCGAGGTCGCAAAGCTTCACGAAGACTATCGGACTTGGTGCGGGACGAACGGGTATCACCCGCTCGCTATTCGCACCTTCGAGGCCGAGATCGAGCGGCACTTCAAGAAGGACATCAAGCGTCCAGGCACCGACGGGCCACGGCCGCGGGTCGTCGAAGGGCTTAAACTCCATTGAGTTCTGGGACGTGGGGGACGCTGGGGGACGTAAAAAAGTGCCTGAAACTCAATCAGGATGCGGGTTCTACTGTTTTACGTCCCCGTCCCTACGAAAAAACTATGCATGAGAAAATTAGAGAAGGTAAGAGAGACATAAATATAAAGGCTTTTTGGCTTGGACGTGGACGTAAAATCGAGAGACCCGCACCACCACTGGCTTTGAGGCCGTTTTTTACGTCCCAGCGCGTCCCAGCGCGTCCCAGCACGGCCGAAGGAGGGCCGAACCGATGAGAAAGAGACCAGGAACCCCAGCCGGACCCGTCCTTGTGGACTCGTCCGAGTGGACCCGAGAGACGGCGATCGATAGCTGGACCCCAGAGGCCGGGTCACGCGAGATTGCCGAGTTGATCCTCGATGTCATCGCGGCCGACGCGTGGTTCGAGTTCGACGACCTCGGACGGATGCTCTTGACCACGGGCGACCGCGAGGTACCCGGTGACATCCTCGACCGACTCCGGCATCATCGGGAAGGCATCGTCCGATGGTTCACGCAGTGGCAAGCAGAGAACCGGACCCGCTACGAGCCCCTAGAAGCCGCGAGAGGTCACGGGGGGTGCTAGGGGATGGGTGGATCGGTCAAGTCCCGCTCTGGGGGCAGCCAGCCGCGGCAGAATCGAAACCAGAGACACGACGGGTTCCCGTGGCAGTGTCTCGGATGCGGTCAGTTCATGACGGCGAGCCATCATCACTGCCCGGGGTGCGGTCTTCACGAGATAAGCGCAAGCCGGGGGCCGACGACTTGTCGAGGGTGCGGAAAGCGGCTGAGCGACGACTTAAAGACGATTTGGAACCCTTGACGGTCGCTCTCGAGGACGGGGTCTTGACCATCCGCTCGGACGGGATGCCGATTCGGGTCAAGCCTCGTCCTCGGACGACCCAGACCGGGCACGTCTACATGCCCGCGGACTATATGACGTGGAAGCGAACCATCGCGGGCAAGGTGGCTTTCCGCTTGAAAGAGTGCCCGGTCTTCCGGCAAGGTAGGGTCAGGCTGGACCTTTGGATCTGGTCGGGAAGGGGAGACGTCGACAATCTAGCGGGGGGCGTCATGGACGCACTGAACGGGATCGCGTGGCGAGATGATGATCAGATCGTGGACCTCGCGGTTCACAAGCGGCCGAGGACGAAGACTGCCCCGAGGTGGATGGCCATCGTTCAGGCGGCCAACGATGCTTAAGCCGACCGAGATCAGATGTTCCGGATGCAACAAGCCTGCGATCGTCCCCGAGGGTACCCGGTATCACCGAGAGCTCCTCTGTCGACCCTGCTACGATGCGTGGATGGACCTCGACCGCAAGGCGAGTGCGGAACTGAGACGGGAGCGCCGGAAGTGGGTCACCATCGACCAACGGGGGAGACAATGAACGCCTTGTCCCTGTTCCGGTCGCTTGTGGCTCAGGGCATCGAGTTTCAAATCGGCCAGACCGAGGAAGGGGATATCACCCTCGGCATCGCGGGCGAGATCGACAAGGCGACGAGCAAGCGAATCGAGAAGGACCCCGAGAGCCTGGCTGCGGTCGTCCTTGAGCACTTGCCCGAGTTGACCCCGGGTATCGGTGATGCGACCCCGGTCCGGGTGATGTTCATGAGGGCGAAGGATGGTCTCGTCGCACGGTGGAAGACCGAGCGGGGGCAGGTGCGGATCTCGGAAGTCGCCGACCCGGACCGCAAGAAGAGAGGGAAGGATCATGGCTAAGACCAAGCGGACCCCAGAGGTCAGGGAAGCCCTGCTCCGGTATATCCGGGCGGGGAACTACCACGAGACCGCGTGCCGGGCGGCAGGGGTCTCGAAGGACTTCTTCTACGAGTGGATCAAGGCCGACCCCGACTTCGCCGACGACGTAAAAGCGGCCGAGGGTGAGGCCGAGGCCGAGATGCTTGCCTGCATCCGGGAAGCGGCCCTCGCCGACAAGACTTGGACCGCGGCGGCGTGGTACCTCGAACGGAAGAGTCCGGACCGATTCGGCAGGCAGGACCGCAGGCCCGAGGGCGCGGACAAGACCGAGGTCGTGATCAAGTGGGCGGATGAGGAAGGCGGGAATGCATGATCCTCGTAGGGGACTGCCGGGCTCGACTCCGGGAGCTTGATACCGAGTCGGTCGATTCCATCGTCACGGACCCCCCGTACGAACTCGGGTTCATGGGGAAGTCCTGGGACGCGTCAGGCATCGCGTATGACCTCGATGTCTGGCGCGAGTGCCTGCGGGTCTTGAAGCCCGGCGGCCATCTTCTCGCGTTCGGTGCACCGAGAACTTATCACCGACTTGCTTGTGCCATCGAGGATGCCGGGTTGACCCTTAGAGAATGCCTCATGTGGATTTTTGGTGCAGGATTCCCGAAATCTCACAACCTTGACGGCGCGTGGAAAGGATGGGGGACCGCGCTAAAACCGGCGTACGAACCCATCGTCATGGCGCGCAAGCCGCTGCGGGGCACGGTGGCGCAGAACGTGATGGCCTACGGGACCGGGGCGATCAACGTGGACGGGTGCAGGGTGGGGACGCAAGGCGGCACAAGGGCAGATGACAAGCCAAAATATCAAGACGGAATGTTCAAAGGCATCGGCGGAAAGGTTACGATCACGCAACTTGACGCAGGCCGCTGGCCCGCGAACGTCATCCACGATGGGAGCGAGGAGGTCGTGGGTATGTTTCCTGATGTCGGCAAATCGACTGGAGGTCTAACCCCTGGTGTTGGAAGTAAAACGCGACCGGCAACATGGTCTTTCGGAAATACCTTAGGGGCAGGTGCCGGAGGGTATGGCGACTCCGGCTCCGCTGCCCGCTTCTTCTACTCGGCCAAGGCAAGCAAGGCCGACCGGGACGAGGGCATGGAGGCGTGGGACGATCGGACGTTCAACCGAGTAAATCCTGGCGGGCTTGAGAATGACCCGCGATGGGCACCTGTCGAGCGGAAGAACGTCCACCCCACGGTCAAGCCGACCGATCTCATGCGCTATCTGGTCCGTCTCGTCACGCCCCCGGGCGGTCTGGTCCTCGACCCGTTCACGGGGTCCGGCTCGACGGGCAAGGCGGCCGTCCTCGAGGGAATGCGGTTCATCGGGTGCGAACTGTCCCCAGAATATGCGGCGATTGCCGAGGCCCGGATCAAGGCAGCCGCGGTCAAGACCGGGCAGGTCTTTGAGATCCCGGCGTCCCCTGCCCCGGGCCGCAAGGCCGACGGCGAGCAACTGAGGCTCTTCGCATGACCGCAGACCAAGGATGGACCCTCGGGGATACGGTCTCGCTCATCTTGATCCTATCGGGTCATGTCGCGGTCATGGTGGCGATTGCCTCGGGCGGTGGTTGTTGATCATCCGGTTGCCGGAACTCCACGAGGCGCAAGCCGCGGTTGCCCGGGACCCCGCTCGGTTCCGGGTCTTGGTCTGCGGCAGGCGGTGGGGGAAGACCCGGCTCGGGGTCGTCCTGGCTCTGCGGATGGCCCTCGAAGGCCGCAAATCATGGTGGGTGGCCCCGACGTACGCTATCTCGGGCATCGCGTGGGAGATGCTCCGGGTGATGTCCCGGGCGGTCGGTGCTCAGGCTCACGAGTCGACCCGAACTCTACGGTTCCCGAGCGGGGGCATCATCGCTTGCAAGTCAGCGGATAACCCGGACAACCTGCGAGGCGAGGGGCTGGACTTCCTTGTCCTCGATGAGGCGGACTTCGTGCCCCGGCGGGTCTGGGAAGAGGTCCTTCGTCCGGCCCTCGCGGATCGGAAGGGGAAGGCGGTCATCATCTCGACCCCGAATGTCGAGGGGGGATGGTTCCATGAGCTCGTCCAGAAGGGGCAGGGGGAAGACCCCGAGGTCCGGTCCTGGTGCCTGCCATCCTGGACGAATCCGCATCTCGACGAGGCCGAGGTCGACGCGGCCCGGTCGAGCCTGCCCGCGATCGTCTTCCGTCGGGAGTTCGGTGCCGAGTTCGTTTCGGCGGCTGGTGCCCTGCTCCGGCGGGAATGGATCCGGGTCGGCGAGCCCCCGGCCCGGGAAGACCTCGATGTCTCGGTCGGGGTGGACCTCGCGATCTCGACGAAGGACGGGGCCGACTGGACTGCGGCGGTCGCCCTCGGTCGGGACAGGACCGGGGCCTTGTATGTCCTCGACGTGGCCCGGGGCCGGATGCCCTTCCACGGGGTGCTAGGGTTCATCAAGGCCTTCGCGGGGAAGTGGCGTCCGCAAGTCGTCGCGGTCGAGCAAGTCCAGTTTCAGGCGGCCGTGGTCACCGAGCTTCTGCGGACGACGGACCTTCCGGTCGTCGGGGTCCGTCCGGACAAGGACAAGGTGACCCGGTTTACCGGGATTCAGGCTCGGTTCGAGCAAGGCCTCGTCACTCTGGCCCCGGACCTGCCCCCGGACTTCTCGCGGGAGCTCCTGGGCTTCCCTGTCGCGGACCATGACGACATGGTCGATGCCCTTGTCTATGCTCACCGCGGGCTCGGATCGGCGGATGTCGGGATGTCCTGAACTTTCTTTCTCAAACCCCTTGACGGGTTATACAAACCTGCTAATGTGAATACACGGTCGAAGGAGGACCGATGGCATGACGAACAAACAGCAAATCATTCACGCTCTCGAGAACGGTCTGGTCATTGAAGGTGAGTCTTTTGGCGAAGACGGATGGGTCTGGACCGGAAATCTCGGACTGACTCCTTTGTATAGATATGCTCCTGCCATCTACGCCCTCGAGAAGGAAGGGAAAATCGAGGCATACCGGGACGAGTTCGCTGCTCGTCAGGGATGGGGAACAATGGTGCGTCTGTGCAAGTAGTACGCACGACCAAGCAGGTGGCCGAGACGTTTGTCTCGGTCAAGCACTACAGCCGAAGGCCTTCCGTGTTCTGGGAGGCCTTCGCGCTTGTCGAGGATGGCCACGTTCAAGGCGTCGTCGTGTACGGTCAACCAAGTCCACCGATTCAGCGTCATGCTTTCCGTGACCGTGACTTCCGGCTGTACGAGTTGACCCGCCTTGTGGTACAGACCAAGACTCGCAACGCTGCGAGCTTTCTAATCGGCAACAGTCTGCGGATGCTGGCAAGCCAGCCATGCGCGGTCGTCAGTTACGCGGACAGCGAGATGGGGCATGCGGGCATTGTCTATCAGGCAACCAACTGGATCTATACCGGAGCCACCGTCAGCCACGACAAGGCGTATATCGTGGACGGCAAGCGACTGCACCCGATGACCCTTCGTGATATGGGCATCACGAACCCGACCGCATGGGCTAAGACCAACGGCATCGAGATGGTGCCGCCGATGCAGAAGCACCGTTACTTTAAGTTGATCGGCAACAGACGCGAGCGATCGGTGATGCTGGCGAAGCTGTCTTACCCTGTAGTCAACGCCTACCCTAAGGCCGACGCCACGCGGTACGACGACGGTGCTCCTATTGTGATGCCTGTTCCTTTGACGCTTTTCTAAGTCCCAGTCTTGAACGGCCCCCCGCTTTCCTGCCCGGGGGGCTTTCCCTTGGCCCGAAGGAGGGGCCGATGATGAGATACGGTTCGGTTTGTAGCGGCATCGAGGCCGCAAGCGTTGCATGGGAGCCTCTGGGCTGGCAGCCCGCGTGGTTCTCGGAGATTGACGCGTTCCCTTCGGCGGTGCTGGCGCACAGATTCCCAGCCGTGCCGAACCTCGGGGACATGACTACCATTCACGAGAAAGAGGAGTTTCAACGTGACGCAATTGACCTTCTGGTCGGTGGAACCCCCTGTCAGTCCTTCTCAGTCGCCGGACTTCGCGGAGGCTTGGAGGATCCCAGAGGCAACCTTGCACTCATATTCTTGCGGATTGCCAGCATCGCCCGGCCTCGATGGATCGTCTGGGAAAACGTCCCCGGTGTCTTGTCATCGAACGGCGGACGGGACTTTGGTTCCTTCCTCGGGGCGTTGGCAGAACTCGGGTATGGGTGGGCCTACCGGGTCCTTGACGCTCAGTACTTCGGAGTTCCCCAACGACGCCGTCGCGTCTTCGTTGTCGGACATCTTGGAGACGGAGCCCGTGCCGCAAGAGTTCTTTTTGAGCCCGAGAGCGTGCGAGGGTATCCTTCGCAGGGCCGAGGCCCGCAAGTTCAAGTTGCCGCATGCCCTACGACAGGCACTGGAAAGCGTTATGACGCAGAGACCGAGACCCTGATTGCCTTCCACGCAACGCAAGACCCGATCAGCGGCCCGGTATCCCCGGCTCTCGGGACCAGCATGTACGCCGGAGTCCTTCATCAAGGCGTCCGACGCCTGACCCCGAGAGAGTGCGAGCGGTTGCAGGGATTCCCGGACGACTGGACCCTCGTCCCGTATCGAGGCAAGCCCGCGGCCAACGGCCCGAGGTACAAGGCCTGCGGTAACTCGATGGCCGTCCCCGTGATGCGATGGATCGGGAGCAGGATTGCCGAGGCCGAGGCCGAGTCTTGAACGGCCCCCCTTCCTCGGGGTACCCTCGGGGGCATGGGCATGCTCGATCGGTGGAACGCGGCGGTCAAGGCGTGGCGGCTCGGTGCGGCCGTCGTCACGACCGATACCGGGTTCGGCAACTTCTCGTTCGGTGACGAGCGGCGAGGCCTCGCGGCACATCGGGTCGTCGAGCTCTCAACGGCGGTCTATGCCGCGGTAGACCTGCGGTCCTCGGCCCTGGCCGCGATACCAGTCCGGATCATGGACAACTCTGGCGAACACGGCGAGGAGGTCTTCTCGGGGTCGGCCTACGATCTCTTCAAGAACGTCAATCCGCACTGGACCCTTGGGAGGCTCCTCGAGGCCATCGAGGTCTCCATGTGCACCTACGGGGAGGCCTTCATCGTCGTCGAGAAGGACCGCTCTGGCGTGCCGATCGAGCTCTGGTTCGCCAACGCGTCCAAGATGAAGGTCATCCCGCACCCGACGGAATATATCGCGGGGTACCTCTACAAGGCCGAGAACAAAGAGATCCGGCTCGCCCCCGAGGACGTGGTCTGGATCCACGGCATCCAAGACCCCTCGAACGAGTTCCGATGCCTTTCCCCGCTCGAGGCGGCCCGGCTCTCGGTCGAGTCGAACCTCGATGCCCTTGAGTCGAATCGGAACATCTTTAGGAACGGGCTCAACCCGGGGGGCATCATGTACCCGGCCGACCAGGGCATCAGCCTGACGAAGGAACAACGGCTCTCGATCGAGGAGCAACTCAACACCCGGCTCAAGGGCAAGGACCGGGCTCATCGGCTCGCGGTCTTCTCGCATCCGATGAAGATCGAGTCCCCGGCCTTGTCGCCCTCGGACGCCCAGTTCATGGAGTTGCTCAACTGGACGCTGTCGGACGTGGCCCGGGCATACAAGATCCCCCCGACCAAGTTGCAGGACTTCTCTCGGGCGACTTACTCGAACGTCGAACAGGCGGACAAGGCCTTCTTCACCGACTGCATCATCCCCGAGGCCCGGCGGATCGCGGGGGCTATCAACGAGCAGTTGATGCCGATGTTCGGCGGTGACCTCGAACTCGTCTTCGACTTCTCGAAGATCCCGGC